ACCCACTGTACCACTCTTAGGGACTCACCGGTTTGTCCAATAACAGATGACGGGCCAGATCCTGCAATTGCGGCCTCGCTTCTCAATCGTTGGCATATTTGGAGATAATTCATTTTATGAGGCTTCGTTCAGGATAGTGTCAAGCCATTCGTTGCCATGGGGATGCGGATCATGTTTTACGACAAAAGGATCTTTGATCGCTGTCGATGGTTCCATGATGAATTTTTCTGGATTAAACTTATCGATCCGTTGTTCGTACTTTGTGTCCCTACACCTGGCCAGGACTTCAACAAATTTTCTTTTAACGAGAGTGTCAACTCCTCTAATGATTGGATGGTTGATACCACCCACATTCGGAGTCACAACCGGAAGGGATTCTTTGCTTGCGCTTTTCATGATATTGATCAAAAGTTTTTGGTTCATGAAAGCTTCCATTTCAATCGCTCCGCCCATAACATCCTGTTCGTTTACTGGTTCGATGACCGTATCTTTTCCGAGCTCACCTGACGGCACCGGACGGCCCTGTCTGATATATTCATCATCAGCGTTTTGTGCATGGGATGGGCTATGAACTGTTATCCCCTTAAGCCTTTCAAAGAAAGCTTCGAGTTTTGTATCTAGTGCGCTTTCGGTTATGTATTTCTCTCTTGTGTCTTCTTGTTCAACCGATTCTATCGCATCGACCGGATCAGCCATCTTGGGTTCCAAATCTTTTTTTTTGTCCTTTGACATTTTTTTTCTCCTGGAATATACCGAGCCATTGCTGGCCCGGTATTAATATTTAATCAAACGATTAAGATTCTGTATCAGGCGGAAGTGCAAACAGGTCTACGTATGTATCAGCAACATCGGACTTGCTGAAGTCGTCTGTTCCGCACAGGAATGTAACACCATCGGTAACAATTTTCACGTATCCAATTGCACATTTACCATCAGTTTTTGTTGGATACCTGACCGGCAGTTGCCCAATCTTGGCCGTGAGGACTTCTTTACCCTTGATTGTTGATATGTCACCGGAAGTATCGAGCTGGAAGAGATACAGGCATGTTGTATCTGCTGCCTGGGTATCAACTGCAGATTCGTCTTCGTTTGTTACAACAACCGGGATATCGGCAGTATTCGCTTTATTGTAGAGAACGCCATCAATTACATAATCGACACCGGTTCCGTTTGTGGCAGCGATATCAATGTCTTTTTCATCACTGTTTCCGATCTTAAGGCCAGCTTTTGCGAGACAGAATGTTCCGCCTCTGGGGTTGTCGTTGAGGTTCATTTTACTTTTCCTTCTTTTTTAATATTAGTCACAAATTTCTCATATATTGAAATATGATCTTCTGCAAGTTTCTCTTCCTTATCGAGTTTGAGAAGTTCGGTTTTGATTAACTCAGCAGCGACCTCTCCGATCTTGATATCTTTGACCACCGGAGTCTTTGGGCTGTCCCACATCATACGGGGACCATCTTGCCTGAAATTCAGGACTTTGTTTTCCTTCTCGCTGAAGGACAGGTCTTCTCTGATCACCCGTAAAAGTTTCAGATTTGTAAAGCTTCCTTTTGCTGGAAGGACTTGGGACAATAATACTCTTTCCACAACGGTCAATTTCATAATATCTCCTGTCGATACTCCTGGGTTAAACCGTGGGGTCACCGGCCAGGAACCGGCTTTCGAGCCATGGACTCTACCCCACGGGTTTAGTTTTCCTAATCTACTGCTGAGTAGATAGGGATTCTGTATGTATTCGCTGCAATCATTACCGTAAAATATCCATCTGCCGTTGAATAAACCCCGGCACCAAGAGTGCACCCACCATCACCATCTGCGTCCGCTTCGATCAAATTGGTTGCCGTAACTCCACCGAGATTAATAACTGAAGTAACTGTCCCAACCAGGTCTTCCATGTTGATGACGTATGTTGATACTGTGTCACCAGCGGTCCAAGTGGTAGTCTTGAAATCAAGGAATGAATCAAGAGCAACACCTGCACCAAATTCCTCAGTCTCAATTTTAAGACCAATAAAATCAGTAGCAGGGGCGACGGATGTTTTAACACGAACATGAGCACCGATCATTGTTCCAATGTCGGTCGGTGTCCCTTCGGAGTCGCATGCGATCATTGCTCCACGTATTGTTGTGACAGTTGAGGTAGTCTTGGCAACCGCTTCAGCGTATAGACCATTTACAGTTCCTGCAAACAATGTTGCATTTACAACACCCTGGGCATGAACACCACGGATTTCAGCGGTTGATGCTCCGACAGCAGCACCTTGACCTCTTCCGCGGATACCGGTTGTGTCTCCACTGATTTTAGCAGAGGTTGCAATAATATACGCAGCCTCTTTATTGTTCGCAGCGTAATCAATATCCATATAAAGCTGACGATCTGCTACTGTTGGGGTTATCTGAATATCAATTGCCCTTTGAGTGACAACATCATCCATCAAAATACCAGTTGTGCATGCGCCAGTAATAGAAATACCAGTTGTGCACGTTGCAACAATCTCAACCCCAGAGGCAAAAATACCGTTTATAGACACTCCTGCTGTGGCAGCCGTTCCACCGGCAACATAAACGCCATAAGCATCAGAACCATTTACAAACGACACATCGAGATAAGCACCGTAAACAGCACCATCAGTCAGAGTGATAGAAGAAAAATCAACCCATAATCCATAAAGATCTTCGCCTGAGTGGTTGATTGTGATATCACCGGCGGTTTTAAATGCAGCAGATGTGTCACCGGCAGTTTTGGATCCATCGAATGTCACCAGATGCCCAACCAGGTCGCTTCTTCCAGTTGCAAACCCGGTCATGGTGATATCGGTTCCACGAATGCCGGCTCCATCAGTATGAACCAGGAGCTCATTGATGTCTGCTTTGAGTACAGCGGATACATCAGCAGCTCCCATGCCAGTTGTTTCAAAATCCAGGTTGACATTGATGGCATTAACACTGAACGCGCCCTCAACATCAAGATTAATATCAACAATTGATCCATCAGCAGCATGGTTCACTGTTCCTGCGTCAATTGCAAGTCCGCCTACTCCAGCCGCAACCGCTAAAGCGATTCCCATTGTTGTCTGGGCTGCAATTGTTATTCCTGTAGCGCCTGCACCTAAAACAATTGCCTGATGAGTTAGATCATCATTAAGCAACAGTGAGGTGATATCGTGGACCGGCCGCTTGATCCGTCGAGCTGGAAGCTGTTTAATCAGCTGGTTTAATGTAGTCATATCGTTATCCTTGCCCTGGTAAACTCTCAGGGTCTTTTATTAAAGATCAGTGGCGCCCGATTCAATTCTGGTCATCCAATTCTCGTTCAACCGAACACTGGCATACCAGAAATTTGCCCCAACATAACCGAACATACCGGATGGGTTGGCATGATTGATCTGGGTTGAAGGAAGAATGGTCGGGGTGATACTTGTATAGCCATGACCCTTGAGAGAGACATGGCCCCAGGCATCTTTTGCCATAATCACAGAAGGATAAACATCAACTTTTGATGCACCGACAGATTTCATGCTGGTTGTTCCGACAGAAGCGCCAGCGGCCAGGAATGGAGCGAACAACGGAGAAGTAATAAACCGAAATTCTTCACAGGCACCAATTTCTCTTTCATGCATCGGTTTAACCGCTGATCCGTATTCTACCAGTCTGGTAAAATTCGGAAGGTCCCGAACGTCTGCAGACATATCCGTATGAATAAACACACAGTAAGCCGGTTCAACAGGGGATGTATCAAAGTTTGCACCGGCAGAAATTTTGGAGGTAACGTGTTTTCCACGGTTACTTTCCATTGATCTGGCAGCGGCTCGGAGTTTTGCAAGACTGATCGTGCTATTGATTCCAAGACGGGTTGACCCGTTGGCATAAATAACGCTGGACCCGGCTTTAATTGCTCCGTAACAAACCAGTTCTGCAACTTCGCCAAGTGTCTGGCCTGTAAGTTCAGACATATCTTTAGGGATGTCGTCTTCGTACATAAGTTCAGATTTGCTTGAGAACTGGAACAGTATTGCATATTGTTCCAGGGTAACGGTCACATCTGTGTAATCAATTGTATTCGCGTTGGGAGTTGTTCCCTCAGCCGTTACAAAGTTGGCCGGTGTGATTGACGGAGTTTCACTGTATCCGTCGGCAGGATTTGATTGAACAGTGGAATTGAAAGGTTGTAACCGCCTGAAAACAATTGTATCTGTTTTTCTAAGTGGTTGTGATTTTTGGGAACCGAACGAGCCAAGGACCATAATTGGCATGGCATGTTTGAGCATCTCCATTTCTGCCCGGATGGTATTCCTGGACGCTGTGGGAGTGCTATATTTTTGCATAGTCATAATATTTTACCTCAACCGAAAATCCTTTTTTCTTCTTCGGCTCTGATCTCTTCGTTACTCATATCGCCGGGAGCTTTCGGTTTCTTTTTTTTGTGTTTGTTTGTCGGGTCGGTCGATATGGCCAACCTCTTTTTTCTTTGATCAGTGATACTTGTGGTCGCTTTTGTGCGATTCGTGAATTGGTCTAAAACATCAATCGCTTCTTCGGCGGATTTACCATGAGCAGCTTTGCGTTTAACGTCTTCGGGTTGAGCAGTCAACCACTCCGAATATTCAGGAGTTTTGATTGTTTTTTCCCATCCAGGGTGCTTAATACCGACAAGCCTGACTTCGAGAACCGCCGGGTCAACAGGAGTTTCCTGTTTAATCCCACTTATCTCTTTTCTCATCTCTTCAACAGTAACGGCCCCTTTTGTCTTTGAGGCCATCTTTAAGTCAATAGCCTTGGCCATATCAGGGAACTCTTTTTCGAATTGCTCCCATTCTTGGTCTGTTTCAAGTGCGGCCTTGACTTCTTCTTCCGTTGGCTTGTTTTTTTCGGCTTCTTGTGCAGTCTTTATACGCTCTGCTTCTTTATTGGTAATTGCGCCTACGCGCTTCTCGTTTTGTTTTAGCCTTGTTTCAATACTGTCAAGCATTCCAAGTTTTTCATTGATACCTTGCATGAAGGACTGCATGGCGGGATCTAACCCGGCAAGAGGATCTTCTTCGGTTTCAATCTGACCAGGTTCGTCGTCTTCATCCTTTTCGGGTTCTTCGGCTATAATGGGCGGAGTTCCTTCAAAAACTTCTGACTCGATATTCAACCGGTCTTGTTCGTTTTGTTCTACAATCTCTTCTTCTGTTGGATCTGCCATTTTTATTTTCCTTAAGCCAGCGATGATGGCTTTGCTTGAGGCGGTAACCCGGCTCGGTTGTATATTAAAAAAGCCCCACAGAGTAAGCGGTTGTTTTCGCTTTCTCCAATGGGGCTTTAAATTGCGCGATTGGCCTTACCTGGCATGAGCAGTCAAGGTGATACCAGGCGATTTATAATATGTTTTCTATTTAACCATTATCTTTTCCTGCCTTGTCAATATCTTCACCTTTTTTAATCTTTTTCAACAAAGTAACTAAAAGATTAAATGATCTGATAAGGCTTGTCAAGAGTTGTCGTTCTGTTTTTGTCATTTTTTATCATCCTCCGGTAATTTCAAAAGCTTTTCCAATTCGGCGATCCGTCCTCTTATGATATGTGTCTTTCTCTCAGACAAAGTTAACGTGTCGTTCTTTTTTCTGAGTTCGGTAAGCCTTTTTTTAATTGTTGACTTGACAAATACCCATGTTGGTGAATAGACATCCAAGACTTCGCATCCAGACAAGATTCCTTTCCTCCTAAAGTCTGCCACGAATGGTTTTTGTCCAAGGTGGGCGCCGATTGTAGCTCCAGGTAATGAGCCCACGCTCGGCAATACTTCGCTTTTTATTGGAGTTTCTTCTTCCTCTTCAGGCACAACCTCTTCCACAGGTTCAACAGTCCGTCTCATACCGCATAAATTCCAAAATGATCTGGCCATCAGTCATCCTCCTCAGCAGTAAATTTCTGGATACAGTCTTCATGGATAAACCCGTGTTCGGTTGGCCGGTATTGCTGCCCGGGCTCAACCATTTTTTTACAATAGAAACAATGGTAATCTTTTTTAAATTCTTCTGCCCATTGTTCGTCTGTGATTTCTGACCAGTTGTCGGCTGTGTCTTCTGCACCTCTGGCCATAAAAGAAACACTGTGGCCAGACGGGTCAGTTTCTTCAACCACCAGGGCCATTCCCCAGGCATCCGTTTTAACTTCACCGACAATTGAAATTGCTCTACCCATTTTGTGGATGTATTTCTTACCGTTTTCTAATAGCATCTTGGTCTCCTTTGTGCTTATTTAAAAACTCAATTATTTTATATACGGCCAGGTCTACGAAGGGTTTCTGCCTGCAGCCAATTTTGATTTCTTTGACATATCATCAATCGTTTTAGAAAGGATCGATACTTGCTTTCTTTGCCTGTCGATAATCGGTTCATACTCTAATTGTATTTCTCTTGAAACCCTCTGTTTTCTGTTAAGGATAGCAACCAACTCTTTATAATATTGGACGGTTGCTGATAGTTTTTCTATCTGTTTTATTATCAGGTTATCGCTGTGTCTTTTTATACCTTCGACTTTATTGGAATGTCTTGCGGCCTTGGCATATTCTTCTATCATTTTTTTAAGCCTGGCATTTTCTCTGTAGACTTCTCCGGCATCAGGTTTAAAAAATTTTAATATATTCACGACATCTCTCCTAATTAATCCGTTGCAACCGATACCGCATAAACTGAATTTTGTTAAACACAGCATGTTCGATATTTTTATTGTCCGAGAAATACCGCTTCCATTTAAACGGGTACGGCCTTCTGAAGGTAATAGTATCACCGACTTTTATATCTGAGAATTTTTTAACCGGTGGCCGTTTCTTCAGTCTCAAGAAATATAGTATTTTTTGAGACCATTTTTCTTTTGGGCGGTAACCGTTCCCGGAAGATGACAGTATCATCATTGGTCTGGCTTGTAGAAGAAGTTCTTTTTCCATGTTTAGCATATCCCTTGCGGCCTTCTTTGGATCGATTCCATATTTATCGAGTATTTCCTTTGATGGGGTTGCCATATCACACCTCTTTAACATAGTCGTCTATAGCACTGTACAAATGCTCAACTTTTTTTATTACCGGTGCTAATTCTTCTTGCCAATCAGAGTAGTCTCTCAAATCGGATATGATGCCCTTTATTGAAATCATTCCCGATGGGTTTAAAGAACAAGCTTTCCCCTCCAACAGGCCACGGAAAGACGCCTGCCATTTTAAAAACTCTACGGCTTTCTCTTTTAAGTAAGCTTCAATACCATCCTCATATTCATCTACGGCGGATCGAAGATCAGAATTCTCTGATTCAATAACCTCAATAACAACCGTTGCGTCAGAATTCCTCTTCATGGCTTTTTCCAGTTCGTGCTCTGATCTTTCGAGTTTACTCTTTAATTCTGAGAACATCAAAACTCCACCCCCCGTAATCTTTAGGTCTTTAAAGGCCTGGCCCATTGAACCGCAAGGATCACGATGGCAGCTGTCCTTGCCGCAAAACTTTTCCAAAACCGCTTCTTTGTTTCCGCGTGGACAGTGGAATACTCTTTCCCTACATGTGCCATGCTTGGAACAATGGATTGTTTTATACCCAAGGGCAGTCATCGTGCGACCGCATCTACATGTTGACGTTAATTTCATTGGAATACTTCTGGGTTGTGCCATCATGCCGAGATCAGCGCAGCGTTCTCTTGCATTTTTTATATAAACCGATTCATCGCAAATATCATCAGCACGTTTACCAAGGGCGGCGCCACACTCCGATTGCATTTTAAACATATTGTCATATTCTTTTTTTGATATTTTTGATTGAAGTATCTTCAACGCATCCAGCGCATCGTTGTAGTATTGCCTTACCTCTGTTATTTGGTGTATCCCTCCGCAATGATTGTATTTCGGACGGTCTATCTCAAGCGAAGCGATGATTGCTTGTATATTTATAGCGCTTACGTTCGCTGATTTCATGCGACCGAGCTCAGTATCAAGGCGATCTTTAACAATATTAAGCATTTCGACATCCCGCTTGAGTTCTAAATACTCAAACATAGCATACTCCTTAACCGGCTTTCGGCGGTATCTGTGTGGCGGTTTCCCGGCACGTTAAAATATTAAATAATATCTTCTATCTTTTCCCTGTTAAAAAAATGCGCTGTTTCATGATAAAGCCTCCATGAGCTTTCCAGATTTAAGTGTGGAGCCCGGTCTGGATACCGGGATTCGGATGCCTCCTATCCACGCTTAGATACTACTGCCTAACAGTATATTTGTCAAACAGGATTAAATACCTACTCTATAAAACTCTTGTTTGGCGATGCCTTGCCAACAGGCTCTATTATCGGTTCTGCAATCCCGCCAGGAGCCTCTCCATTTTTGTTTGTCAACGCTATTTGGACTTTCAGTTTGTCACTATCAGATTTAAGTTTTGTTTTGCTCTTGATCGCTTCACTTGCCAAACTCGCTTTAACCTGGCCAATTGATATGTTTTCCCTGGAAGCAAACTCCATCATTTTGACCTGGAGCTCCATTTGCTGCATAGCCATATCATGCTGGCGTTCCTTGTCAGCTTCTTCGGCTTTGGCTGCCAGTTCTGCATGAGTCAGCTGTCCCTTTGCTGTGATCTCGTCCATATCTGATTTCTGGTTGAGTTTTGCCTTTTCCATCTCGCCTTGGACCTTAAGCTCTGCGGTTGCAAGTTTCGGGTCTTTCTGCGGTGGGTTCTGTTTCATTTGTTCGTCGTATTTTGCAAGTTCATCTTCAGTTTTTAAAATATCAAGATTTAAAGAACTGAGAAGTTTTTTCAATGCTTTTTCCCAATTAACGAGTCTCCTGCCATCCGGATCAGCCTTGAGTCCCATCACCTGGGTTAATGTTTGCGCTTGTTGGTCTTTTTGGAGAAGAACTGATGTTCCCCTTGGATCAACATTAAAATCACCTTTTATGTCATTGTTTTCGTTATATTGCATGTTCCAGTTATAATATCTGGATAGATGTGGCTTGGTAACCTGATCATCAAACCGTTTAACCCGGCCACGGAGTGACACATTGTTTGCATCCACCATAATATTTGTGGCACCAAGTGTTTCAGGAGCTTCTTTTTGCTCACCCTGAAAAATCATAGGGATACCTGTTTCCATGTCAGAGAATTTCAGAACAAGTTCAATTATCGCCTGAAGTTCTGCCTGGTTATTTAAAACCTGAAATTGCTGGAAGGCCTTCCTAGCATCAAAGTCATCTTCGTTCCCGTCACCTGAGAACCGCCATCCCTTTTTACCAGTGAGGGTATAATTCCCATCCATCGGCTCAATCTGTGGGCCAATAACAACATTGACGCCAGAAGAATCACCGGCGTTATCCATCATTGCCCGCCAGGCTCCGTTCATAATTTTCTGGAGCCAGGCCTCCATTCTTGGAATTCCTATTCCCCAGGGGCTGTCACGAACAGAAGTCCACTGAAAAAAATCATAAGGCATATCTCCGGTATCGAGAGTGTTCAAACAAACTTTAATTGGCCTTTCGTTTGCGAACACGGCACACACTGAAAACGATTGAGTGATTTCATCATCGCCGATATCAACATGCATTGATTCAAGATCATCCCGGCCCATATCGCCATAATATGTCCATCTCTCGTACAGTTCACCAACTCCGGTCGTTGTTTGTCTGAATTTATATTTATTATATTTATCCATGCCAATACTGAATCGTTTCGGCTCTTCTTTTAAAACTAAAAGAATTTGAGAGTCAATATATCCTTCAACCCCATACAGATCTCTGAGTTCCCGGGGAGTCATCTCTCCGCTTTCCCAGATGTATGCTGCTTTTTTAATATCTTCGCCGACATCCGGGTCCGGATAAACATCTTCTGCTTTTACGACTTCTGAAACCGGGTTGTGTTCTTCATGGACTTCCAGAACCTGGATTGTATTTTGCCCGTCTTGTTGGGGCAACCAGGCTTTCTTTGTTTTCTTTACAACATTCGGGCCTTTTATAATTCCTGTTCCGGTCCGGATAGCATCTTGAATAAGCTTCCGCATACTGGCATTGTAATCTGCCTCGATCAGCTGATCATTTATCTTGTCTTCCATCAATGACATTTTTGCTTTAATTTTATCCAGGTCCATTTTTGCAATGTCTGACATTTTCAACTGGTTCCCAGCTTTATCTGTCACTGGCGCCCCGGATCTGCCGGCTGGTCGTTTGTCTTTCAAAGCTTTTGATATATCCGGGACAGGTGTTTCTTTTAGTCCCCAGTTTTTATCGTCTGTCGGGAGGAGTATATCAGAGAACCTACCCTCTGCTGTTTCACACTTCCCACGGATAATATTCACGACGACTTGGGACCGTTGAGGACTATTCGCAACTTTTGGTGCCTGGGCTGTGCCGCTTACATATTCCATCATTGGTCTGTGGGTTGTTTGGTAAGGCCCAGTATAATTCCCAGGCACCGATCCATCAAACGCAGCGTCGTCCTCCCGCCACATTTGTTCGACACCTGACGCGGCCCTGAACTCAACAGCAATATTTCTTTTCTGTAAAAGATTATACGATAGTGCCTTGATCGCTTCCATGGCTATTTCTTCGCCTTCGTCCTCAGTATCTTCGTTGTGCTCATAATCTTCCATCGTTAACCTCTCAAATTCCTACTTGTTCGTCTCTGGGTTGATATCCGGGATAATATATTTTTTTCTTCTTCACCTGGTCTGTGTTTACCATTTTGTCTGCATTGATTGCAATATATCTTAACAAATCGGCACCATGGCTATAATCATCATGGACAGGGGCCGTCTCTGCACCGGTTTGTTTATTTATTTTTCTTCTGTATCGCTTCACGCACTCGATTAATCTATTCGTGAGGACCGTATGCCCTTCGGGAGGAAGGGGATCAAACTTCGCCGCACAATTATTCCTGTCAAAATACATTTGGCCAAACTTCATACGGGCGACCTTTATACCCTGCTCAATTCCAAGTTCAACAATTTCAATATCACTTCGCTTCTCAGCTTTTCTTTTTGCACAGACCCATCCGTGTTTTGTCAAGATATCACACGTACTCAGGCCACCAGAGTTTAATGATCCTGAAAATCCATCATGCGGTAACCAGACCAGGCCCCAATTATATTGCATCGCTTTTAATTCTGATGACATGACATCGAGTTTTGTCCTGCTGTATTCTAAATATTTTATTATCCGGATCTCTGACAAATGTTTTTGGA